AGTTTTGTTAACTTCAGCACTCATATGTTTAACAATAGTACGTCCTGTTAGTGTTGTACTTTGTCCAATACGCTTGTCAAAGAATCTACAACCTGGATTAAGAATCGCACCATACAAACTGTTCAAGTTAATCTTCTTAACCAACTGTCGCTTATCCCAATACTCAGTTTCAACAGCATTCTTAGCATCTTTTGCTTTCTTAAGATGCGCCTGTAAGTCTTTACGTTCACTGTACCAACGTTTTAATAGTCCCGGTATAACACCTTCATGTTCTGTTGTAAAGATTGTGCCATTAGCACTTAGCATCCAGGGTTGATTGCTATCAAATATTAGTTGATGTATTTCAGCACCACTCAGGATATCTTGGTTGCCATTCTCCCAATCAATAGTAAGAGAAATGTCACGCTTCTTATCCATAACTGCTTCGTACTCCTCAGTACTAAAGCGTCCTTCCCAACTACCAGCAAAGGTTTTCTTCTTTAAGCCCATGTCTTCTGTTACACGAGCGTCACTAATCTCCGGACGTATTTGTCCTACAACAGTAGCAGGATCCATATTCAATGCACGAATCACTGATGGATACAGTGAGTTCAAATCCATTGAACCAACCCACTTGTGTAATCCCTTCTTTGGAAATGCAACATATGCACCTGCGGCCTGCGTAGCTTCGTCATCACGCTTTTGCCTATTAGGTACTTGAAATCCACGCCTGTGTGCTTCGTTAACAATAGCTTGCTCTGTAACTGCTACAGCACCCATTGTAGTCTGCAACATAACAGTATTAGAGTGCGCCAGTTCGTTTGCTAGATCAATAAACTTTAGCTTCTTGTCTAGCTTGTCAAGTAGTGCAGTATCTTGAATGTTATATTCAATAAACTTACGGAAGTCGTTGTTGTATAGCTGATCAAGTGTTCCTTCATACGGAACCTTGTTCTCACCTACTTCAACTTCACCAATAGCATCTAGTCGATATGTATGACGTTCTTCGTATGTGTACTTACGATACAAGTTTAAGCTATCCAAGTGTACACGACCAACTAGGTCAAATGTCTGACTTTCTTTGCCATACTTTTCGTACATACGCTTCTTAGGAAGTTGTCCCCACAAGCAGAATCTACGTGTGTCATCTTTGCTTAATACCCTTGCAGTCCTGTTTACAGTATACGGAATATCATATCCTTCACTGTTCCAGCCACTTAGTACGTCACTGTCTTCAATTAGGGTTAAGAAAGTGTCAATCATGTCACCTTCTTTTTCAAACAACATTACGTTGTCAATGCCTTCAAGCTCTTTACGTGCTTCTTCCATAGTAAGTGTTTTAGGTGGTACAGCAATACACACCATTGTGTCAAGCCACTGCAAATACACACTAATACTTGTAATAGGCATAAACGGATCACTAGGATCAGCAAAGCCTCGCTCTGGATCAAAGTCAGTCTCAATGTCAAAGAAAGCAATGTTTAGTTTAGGTGCATCTTGATTAAGATAGTTTTCACTTAAACATTGGAAGATTGGATTAATGTCGCTTTCAAACAACTTCTTTGAGTTGTTAATTGCTTGTTCCTTGCGAAACTCTTTAGTATTCTTACATACAATACGGCTTAGTGAATCACCAAATATGCTTTTGTACTTGCCTCTTGGATCTTCATGGTAAAAAGTGTACTTAATTGGATATTCTGTAAAGCGCCTCTTACCTTCTTTGCGCTCTACTACCCTAATAATGTCTGCATCTCTGTCAAACAGTGCGTCTACATAGCTCATTCTGAATCCTTATATTCAATATCGTTTATATTTCCTGCTATTACATATCGGTTGCTATTACACGCAGATACTCTGTGCAGTAAGGAAGACGGAAACATAATAATCATTCCATTATACACTGGAACGTGTACTTCGTCAACCTTTTCATGGTCGTCATTAAGTTGTATAAAAGTAAGTGGCGTAGGGTCGTCACCAACATCAGCATAATACACCCAACTATATCTTGAATATGTGCCGTGTTCGTGAGGCATACTGCATTGTCCGGGCAAGTATTCTTGAAACCAAACGTTTGCATCTATATGTAAGTTATTAGTATTTTGGATTTGGTCTGTAATAAATTTAGGACCACGAGGACGAAGTATATTAGTACAGTACCACAGATGAACTTCATCTAGTAACGGTCCAAGTACATCGCTATGTTCTTGATGTGCAAACCATTCAGTTTTCCAACCTTGTTCGTCTACACCAGGAATGCCGTTTCCTTGCTTTTTATTCTCTAGGAAGTAGTCAATTATACTAGCATCACTATTACGAGAACGTCCAAGATGACTGTGCTTGATAGTCATCGGGTGCGAGAGGTGGAACGTGTTTATACTATACTTCATTTATATCCTCGTTGCTTATTGGCCAACTTAACCGTCTACATGCCTAGCTATTGCTATTGGCGTTACTTCTATTTATTAGAACAATAAGCCCGCAATGTAAATTACGGTTAGTCCTACGTTCATAACAATTAAACTTTGTTCTTTCCAAAGGACACCAACAAGTATCCAAAGGCTATTACTAATAATGAAAGCCCAAATGTACAAAGGGTAAACATTAAATGCGGCTAGAGTAGCGGCTGTTAATAAACAAACAGTTGCTACCCATGCTAGCCATTGATAAGGCTTTACCACCATAACGCGGCAACTCCATATCCGTATACATTAACTACTGCAAAATATGCCGTTAACAACATTACCCAAGCCGCACCTCTACGTACAGCCGCATAACATTGTGTAATTGATCCAATAAAGAATCCTGGATAAACGAATAGCATATTTGGATCTCTTGCGTTAACAGCAAGTGTTAAACTTGCGGCTACAGTAAAAATAAAACTTATAAGCTCAAACGCAAATGCAGTTTTGTCTGTTGTGTAGCTGTTAATCCAGAACTCTTTAATTTTTTGCATATATTACTTGTCTTTTCCAACTGTTACAACTAGTGTTTCTAAATCATCAAACTCATTAGCCACTTTGTCCCAATCACCTTTGTGTGCAACTTTAATTGCTTTATTAATAAGACCTGGCTTGATGTCAAGCTCTTCGGCAATAGCCTTTACAGTTTCTTTAAGACCTTCACTTAGATCTTCTATTTCTCTTAAAACTGTTGCGCCTTCATTAACAAGACGTTCTAGTTTTGCTTTTTCTTCTGCCCCGTAGGTACGATCACTCATAGATAAACTCCTTATGTTCTCTTATATTATACATGATTATTTAGGTAATGTCAAGTGTTTTATTTAATAAATTCACCAATTTGTTTGTGAACATCTGAATGATGAACAAGTTCTTTTAGTGTCATTACGTTCGGTCAAAAAAAAGCACCATTCCCACGTGGTGCTTTTGTGTAACCTTAACAGTTACGATTCTAAGGTAGTTAGAATTTGTTAGGCATCACCTTTTACTTTGTGACAGCTATCGCCTTTACCTCTCCGATAGCCTTTCCAGCATACTTTACCATGACTGCCTTTTTTCTTTTTACTCGTTTCTTCGTCGAGTGTAGTATAACTTGGATTGCCACACTCGGAGCAGTTAGCTACTTTTTTTTTGAGTTTGCCTCTGCTAATTTAGCAAAAAGAGTGTCTTCGTAAGATCCGCCTTCTTTTACTTTTTTATTTTTCTTAGCACGTTCGCCACGCTCTGGAAGTTTTTTATAACCTTCACCTTTCATTGCGGCAAATTTATCTGCTTGTGCTTTTCTAGCGGCTTTATCTTCAGCATCCATCTTTGCAACACCAGCGTCTCTATGCTTTTGTAGAGCATCGCCTTTTAGTTTGTGTGCTAAGTGTGCTTTGCCATCACCTTTGCCTGCTAAACTCTTACCACCATTATAAGCGCCTGCTTTAGACGCTTGGTCTGATGCACTTGATCTAGCTTCTTCAACAGCTTTGTCTTTAGTAGTAGCATCAACATAACGATCATCACCAGCTTTCATTCTTTTGTATGCTTCAGTGCCGGCTTTTTTATCAGCGTCAGTAACCTTCATTTTCTCTGGAGCGGCTTGCTTCTTTGCTTCAGTAACTTCGTCAAATTTTGTTTCATAGTCTAAATGATGATATACACTGCCTAAATAGTCAGCGGCTTTAGTAATCTTTGCTTGTACCCAACCATCGAGGCCTTGTTCTTCACTAATGCCTGCAAGCATTTCGTGTAGTTTAATTCCGTACTTTGCAATCTTATATAGATCGGCACGTGCCATTTGTACTTCGTGGTCTTTATCAACTTTGTAAGCCATGTCAGCTAAACCAGTTTCTTTTAGATCTTTTTCTCTCATCATATTATCCTTGCATACACTTATAATGTATTTATCGTTTGATAGTCTTGCCGCCCATTAAATTATTCTTAATATCTAAGGCGCTTTTAGCTGTTCCATCTGGGTTTTTTGCTTGCGGCGCTTTGGGAACACCGTTCTTGTCACGTTTAATTTTAGCATGTGCCGCAACT